TTTCATGACAAAGTATGCTCTCAAAAATAATAAAGGAGATTTTGTTGAAAAAACACCTGATGATATGCACAAACGTCTTGCCAAAGAATTTGCAAGGATGGAAGATAAATTTAAAGGACCAGGCAAATTATCCGAAAAGAAAATTTATGATTTCTTAAAGGATTTTAAATATATTGTACCGCAAGGTTCGCCTATGATGGGTATCGGAAATGACCATGTAAATGTCTCTTTATCAAACTGTGTTGTAGTACAATCGCCTAAAGATAACATATCTTCTATCGTGGATGCGGGTAAAGAGTTGGCAAATTTATTTAAGAGACGCTGCGGAGTTGGCCTAGATATATCTAATCTTCGTCCAGAAAATGCACTTGTTAATAATTCTGCTGGTACTACAACTGGTGCCTGGTCTTTTGCTGATTTTTATTCTTATGTATGCAGGATGATTGGCCAGAATGGCCGCCGCGGCGCACTAATGATAACCATGGACATCCGCCACCCTGATATTGAAAAGTTTATTGAGATGAAGCATAATTTATCAAAGGTAACAGGAGCAAATGTTTCTGTCAAAATTACAGACGATTTTATGCGCGCAGTTGAAAGTGATAGTAGTTATGCCTTGAGGTTTCCTGTAGATTGTTCGCCAATGGATTATAAAGTTGCTAGAGAAATTAAAGCTCGCGACCTATGGGAAAAAATCATAAACTCTGCTGCAAAGACAGCTGAGCCCGGGATATTGATGTGGAATAATATAACAAAGTACTTACCAGCTGATTCTTATGCAGAGGATGGATTTAAAACCATCTCAACAAATCCATGTGCAGAAATTCCCTTATCGGCTTATGACAGTTGTAGGCTTATTTCTATTAATTTAAAGAATTTTGTAAAAGAAAAATTTACAGACAACGCATACTTTGACTTCGAACATTTTAGGACCGTTGCAAAGGCCGGTATGAGATTGTCGGACGACCTAGTGGAACTTGAAATAGAAAAGCTTGAAAAAATTATTAAAGTTGCCGACATGCCCGATGAAAAAGAATTATGGGGTAAACTTTTATCTGCATGTAAGAAAGGAAGACGCACTGGATTAGGAACACATGGTTTGGCCGATGCTCTAGCTTGTCTTAATTTAGTTTATGATTCTGAAAAAGCTCTAGGTATTATTGATAATATATACTGCACGTTGAAAGACACTGCCTATGAAGAAAGTTGTAATCTTGCCAAAGAACGTGGGGCCTTTGAAATATTTAATTGGGAAACAGAAAAAGATAATCTTTTTATTAAAAGCCTAACACCAGCGTTACAAAAATTGATCGCAAAATACGGCAGAAGAAATATTTCAATATTAACGAATGCCCCAACTGGATCCGTTTCAATTATGTCCCAGACAAGCTCTGGCTTAGAACCAGTATTTCGAAATTCGTACATCCGTCGCAGAAAGTTAAGTCACAATGAAGGTGATATCGAAGCTGATTTTATAGACGAGATGGGAGACAAATGGTTAGAGTATAAAGTTTACCATCACAATATACAAGAATGGATGGATATTCATAAAAATGATAAAATTCCAGATTTGTTTGTTACTAGCAATAATATTGATTGGAAACGCAGGGTAGAAATTCAATCCATCATCCAAAGACATATTGACCATGCCATTAGTTCTACAATAAATCTACCAAAAAATACTGCCCCGAGTCTTGTTGGAGAATTATATTTTAAAGGGTGGAAACTAGGGTTAAAGGGAATTACAGTTTACGTCGATGGATCTAGAAGTGGTGTTTTAATCGATAGAAAAGAGAAATCAAAAGACAATTTCCCACAGAATGGTGCATCGAAGCGCCCGGGCGACTTAAATTGTGATATACGACACACAACCATCAAGAGTGAAAAATGGACATTTTTGGTGGGTTTATATGACGATAAACCCTATGAAGTTTTGGGCGGTTTGTCTAACTTAATTGAGATTCCAAAAAAATATACCACTGGTATTTTAACTAAACATCAATTCAAAACAAAAACAAATCGTTATGATTTAAAATTTGGTGAGAACGGAGAAGAAGTTATTATTAGAGATGTTGTAAAGCTCTATGATAACCCTAATCATTCAGCATTTACAAGAATGATTTCACTTGGCTTACGTCACGGCGCCCCAGCAAAATTATTAGTTGAACAGCTATTAAAAGACAAAGATCACGATATGTTTAGCTATGCAAGATGCATTGCCAGGATTCTTAAAAATTATATTAAAGATGGAGAAGAAGCACACTCCGACAAAGCATGTCCTGATTGTACGTCAGGTGGGCTAATCTACCAAGATGGTTGTGTGACTTGCTTAAACTGTGGCTGGGCAAAATGTGGTTAAAAATAAAACACAAATTAGATATAATACAATAAAAGGAGAAATATATGTCTACTAATTTAAAACTATACAAAGAAGAAAATCAAGACGAAAGTCAAAAAGAAATTTCAAGAGAGGAATATGCTGTAAGTTATCTTAAGTCTATGATTACCATTGAACAAGCCATGGAACCATACAAAGAACAAAAGAAAGAATTACGAAAAGAATATATTGAAAATGGCTGGCTTACCCGTCAAGATATCTGGAATGCAGTAAAGGCTCTTCGTTTATATGAACAAGATGCTGATATGGATGATTTGAATGACATGTTTGAAACAGTAGAAAAACAATTTGGAAGCAAGAATGAGCTTTAAACCTTTCAACAGGCATTTGCTCGTAGTGCCGGTAGAAAAAGAAGAATCTGAACAATCAACAACCATTCTTTTACCCGATGATTATACTAAAATTAAAACTCCATATGAAATATATGAGATTGCAGACGTGGCTTCTGATTGTGAGAAAATTTGTGAGACAAATATCGGCCAACGAGCGCTTGTTAATAATTCGATGGTTGAAGAAGTTAAAGTTCGTGGACAAACATACTATTTACTTTTAGAGAATTACATCTATGGTGTATTTGGAGGATGAACAATGGCAAAATTGACTCTAAAAGAATTAAAAGGCTTGATTCATGAAGCTGACGATGGTAAAATATTTTTAACGGAATCATCATACAATAGAATTCGAAGCCATATTGAGGAAGGCGCCGCCTTTGTTATCATGACGTCTGATCGACATGAACGAAGCGGAAAAGAAAATAGATTAATGTACCAACAACTGAAACAAGACTTTAAAAATGCTGGGTACCCTTTTACTGAAATAAAGGGCGGCTTCAAAGAAACAACAAAAACAGTTCAAGATCCTGAAACGGGTGAAACAAAACAAGTTGCTTTAGAAGAGCCGATTCAAGTCACGGAAGATACCATTTTGGTGACAATTGATTTTAGACCAGATATTGGCATTGAAACAACTGGCGCCGATCTCTTAAGTTTTGCTGCAGAAATGTCTCAAAAATATAACCAAGAAGCTTTTATTTTTGGAGAACCAGTTACTACTTCGTCTGGTAAACAATTTCAGTACATCCGCGCTTATGATCAAAGTGGAAATACAATCAATGAACCGTGGGCTGGCCCATGGAGTTCTGTTGAAACAGTAGAAGGAGATGCAGATTTTTGGTCAAGAGTCAAAGGCAAACATTTCCAACTCAAAGAACGAAAGAAAACTTCTCAACCACGCTCTTGGATAGAAGCACTGAAGAAAAGTAGATCAGGCGAAACTTGGTAGAAAGGAGAATAAAACAAATGCATAATTATACACTAAGAAAAGGAAATGAAGGCCAAGAAGTAAAAAGACTTCAGAAACGTCTTTTAACGCGGTCAATCGATGGTAAGTTCGGCCCAAAAACAGAAAAAGCCGTCAAAGATTGCCAACAACACAACAACTTAGCAGTCGACGGTATAGCTGGCCCACAAACATTAGGCCATCTAGGGATCGAAGTACTTTACGGTCTCGATGTTAGTGCATGGAATGGCAGCAGAATTAATTGGGCAAAAGTAAGCAAAACAAATGTTAAATTTTGCTGGGTTAAAGTTTCAGAAGGACAAACACATGTGAATCGTGGGTTTGCTGATAAATTTCAAGGTGCAAGAGACAATGGTTTAGCTGTTGGGGGTTATCATTTTGGTCGACCAGATCATAATAAGTATGACGATCCCCTTGTTGATGCAGAAAAAGAAGCGACTCATTTTTTAAAGACGGTTTCCAAAGTTGGTGTACAGTCTGGCGATCTTTTACCTGTCTTAGACGTTGAAAAAGGCATGAAAACCGATGACCAATACAATGTGGATTGGTGCTTAAAATGGCTTGAAGAGGTCGAGAAAGAGCTTGGTGTTAAGCCTGTTGTTTATAGCGCTAAATGGGCATGGGATCTTTATCTAAGAAAAGCAAACAAGGCGGACTTAGAAAAGTTAACAGAATATCCAATTTGGTGGGCTTCCTACAATAAAGGTGTCGAGCCAAAAAGAAATGTTCGAGGCTGGACAGAATGGGATGTTTGGCAGCATGGAAGTAAAGGAGTTGTATCTGGAATTCCAGGAAAAGTTGACGTAAACTGGATGGCAGGTGGTCAATTATCAAACTTAACAGTGCCCTAAAGATTTTATGAAAGATTGTTTTTATTTCGATAAGATCATCGTTGGCGGCACCTTGAATGCTTTTTTCTACAGCTATAAAAACAATTTGCCTTTGATAATTAACAAATTATGTCCGCCACATCGTTTTAGGCCAGAGGAAAAACAAGTTTGGAATAAATTATATTTTTTATTATCCCTTGCAGGACTCAATACACTAGGTGATAAAGTTGATTCTATACGAATTGATGAAAAACAACTAGTAATAACAACGAATGAACTTAAAGTAATTAAAATACAGTTTAATGAACTTATAGTGTTCGACGATCAGTCAATATCTGGTCTCCCATTGCCACTAAAAGAAGAAAATGAATACATGGTTTTAGATTGGATGATTGCTAAACCATGTGCTGAACACAGTAAAGAACATATATCTACCGATGATAAGTTTGTAAAAGATATATATTTTTACCCAACAGACAGATTAGACGGTAATCACGCAAGCATAAAAGATTTGGTGGCAGTTTCTTACCTGACAAAAGAACAATTAAAGGATTTTGATTACTCAGATACTTATGCTAGATTTAAGACGGAAAAAATCTTAAAAGAAGAAGGTTTAACCGGCAGGAAAAATGGATTTCAAAACGGCAAACAAGTAACTTACGCGTTGCGACTTGAAGTTAAAAAAAGAGAAATAAGAAAATTAAAAATGCATTTATATGAAAATACAAGCAATATAAAATTTAAATATAAAGATGAGTTAAAAAATAAAGTTTCTCTTTGTTCTTACACGAACACACTTAACAATGTATTAAACGTTTTATAATGGAAAAAGGTTCACAAAACTCACATTCTTTTCATTTGGCTGGAATTGTCCCAGTTGCTGGCCAAAAATTAGATTTTAATTTTCCCTGGCACGATTGTTTGCAGCCAATTGGTAAAAATTATTTAGCAATCGAAAGAGCAGTTTTAGAGTGTGCATATGCAGGATGTGAAACGATATGGGTTGTTTGTCATGATGACATGCAGCCATTAATTAAATATCGCTTAGGAGAATATATATTAGATCCTGTCTTTTTACAAAGAAAAAGATTTAGTTCCGATGGCGAACAATATGAAATTCCGATACATTATGTACCAATACATCCAAAAGATAGAGATAAAAGAGATTGTTTAGGTTGGAGCGTCTTGTATGGCGCTTTGACTGCTTATTGGTTAAGTAAAACAATTAGCAAGTGGCTTATACCGGATAGATTTTATGCAGCTTTTCCCTATGGAATATATGATCCAAAATTAATACAACCTTACAGAAAACAAATATCTAGCAAAACTCCATTTTATATTGAATACTCCAATCAAAATATTAAAGACAATCAGTATCTAGGATTTACATTTGATGGAGAAGATTTTAAAAAATGCCGCGGATATTTAAGGAAAGAGGGCACGGGAGAGTTTTTTGGGTACGATACCGATAGAATACCCATTGAAGAAAGATGGTCCGCTCGCTTTTTTGAGCTTGACAAAGTTTTTAAACATGTTAATATAGATGGTGCCAATGCATTAAAGGTGCCTTGGTATTACAAGATCGATAGCTGGGAGGGTCTTTGTGATTTTTTTGGTTCTAAAGAGTGTAAAACACTTGACAAACCCTATGAGATGGGATATCATAGATTTAACCCAGTTGGAATAGACAACTATGAAGAAAACTAATATACCTTTTGTTAATCTACACGCACACAGCGTAGCTGGGTCGCCATTTGACGGCTTAGGATATCCGCAAGAACACATGGATTTTGCTTATGAAAATGGCTGTGATGCACTAGCTTTAACAGATCATGGTAATATGAATGGCATGGCCTATCAAGTATTGCATGCTAAAAAAATGCAGAAAGAAGGCAAGAACTTTAAACCCATTTTTGGTGTCGAAGCATATTTTTTGCCTAGTTTAGATAAGTGGAGAAAAGAGCGCGACAAAGCAAAAGCTGATAAAAAGAATAAGATTAAAGAAGATGCCCAATCAGGCATAACGATTGAAGATGAAGCTTCATCTAAAAAGGCTCTAAAAAATATTCTTAACCGTCGTAGACATATTATTCTTTTGGCCCAAAATCAAACTGGTTTAAAAAACATTTTTCAACTGGTATCAAAATCTTTTTTAAAGGAAAACTTTTACAGGTTCCCTAGAGTTGACTATCGACTACTTAAAGAACACAACGAAGGCGTAATCGCTGCCTCTGCATGCCTAGGCGGCGTGTACGCCGGAAATTATTGGGAGAATAAAGAATACGGTGAAGATGCTGTCATCGAAGTTATGCGAGAAACCACTCGTAAAATGCTGGAAATTTTCAAAGATCGTTGGTATGGAGAGCTTCAATGGAATAATATCCCAGATCAACACAGGTTAAATAAATATATAATTCAACTTCATTATGAATTTGGTATACCTTTAATCTCAACTGCTGATAGCCATTATCCTAATCCAAACGCCTGGAAAGATCGAGAACTATATAGGAAATTGGGGTGGCTTGGCAAGGGCGCTTTACCTGATTGGGCAACAACAGAATTGCCCGAGGGTATAGAAGAAATCGGGTATGAACTATATCCTAAAAACGGCGACGAAATGTGGGAGTCATATAAATCATACTCTAAGAAATGTGGTGTAAAGTATAATGATGAGCTAATCAGACAGTCTATCGAAGAAACATACAATATTGCTCATAATAGAATAGAAGATTTCTCACCAGATAATAAAGTTAGACTACCAGATTTTGTTGTACCGGCTGGAATGACAGCAACTCAGGCATTGACTAGAATTTGTATTGATCAGCTAAGAGCGAAAGAGCTTCATCACAATGAAGAATATATTGTCCGCTTGAAAGAAGAATTAGAAGTCATCGATGATCGAGGTTTTAGTAAATATTTTCTTACAATGAATGCAATTGCCGACAAGGCGAACAAAATTCAATTGACCGGTCCAGGTCGCGGATCGGCTGCTGGATCGTTAGTTGCGTACGTCCTTGGAATTACACAAATAAATCCAATTAAGTATAACCTTCTTTTTTCAAGATTTCTTCGGAGAGATACAGAAGACTATCCAGACATTGATTATGATGTTTCGGATCCAATGGAGCTGAAAGAATTATTAATTGAAGAATGGGGCCCGGGCACTGTGGTTCCAATTTCTAACTTTAATACTTTGCAGCTCCGTTCTTTGATTAAAGATATTTCAAAACTTTATGGAGTGCCGTTTACAGAAGTTAATCCTGTAACATCGCGAATGATGAAAGAGGCGATGCCGCTGGCAAAAAAGAAACACGAAATAAAATCAGGAGTTTATGTACCAACATTCGAAGAAGTGATGGAATATTCAGATTCACTTAAGAAATTCTTGGCCAAATATCCGCAGATTGCGAACCATATTAATGTTTTATATGGGCAAACACGCTCTGTGTCTAGACATGCAGGCGGAGTTGTGATTGGAGAAGATCTTGATAAGTATATGCCTTTGATTAATAGTGGAGGAGTTACACAAACTCCTTGGTCCGAAGGACAAAACGTTCGACAGCTAGAGCCTATGGGCTTTATTAAATTTGATATTCTTGGATTATCTACCCTCAAGATGATCGAAGGTGCTATTAGTCACATATTAAAACGACATCATGGCATTGTAAATCCGACATTTGAAGAAATACAAGAGTATTATGATAATAACTTACATCCAGATAAGATTGATTTAAAAGATCAAAAGGTATACACAAACGTATTCCACAAAGGTAAGTGGGCAGGAATATTCCAGTTTACAGAAGCGGGAGCACAAAAGTTTTGTCAAAAAGCAGAACCAAAGAATATAATTAATATTGCTGCCATCACTGCTATTTATCGCCCGGGCCCTTTAAGTGCTGATGTGGATAAATTATATGTTGAGGCCAAGAATAGCCCAGGCAAGATAAAATATGGCAATGACATTGTAAAGGATATTACAAAAGAAACATATGGTTTTCTCATTTTTCAGGAACAAATTGCCTTGTTGGCACATAAGCTTGGTAAAGATTTTAGTTTAGATGAGGGCAACAAACTTCGCAAACTTTTAACTAAAAAAGGAACTGGTGAAGTTGTAGAACAGAAGAACAAATTAAAAGTTAAGTTTGTTGAAGGTTGCACTGAAAAAGGCCTATCTAAAAGTTGGGCAAACAAAATGTGGCAAAAGTTTGAGTTCTTTTCAGGGTACGGTTTCAACAAGTCGCATGCAGTATCTTATTCAATTATTTCGTATCAATGTGCTTGGTTATTTAATTATTATCCTGCTGAGTGGATAGCCGCATTCCTGGATAAAGAACCAGAAAGTAGAAAAGAAAAGGCAATTAGTTTAGCAGAGAGATTTGGTTTTAAAATTCAACGGGTTGATATTAATAATTCTGGGGTAGTGTGGGAAATCGACCAAGATAATAAAACTCTTATACAACCGTTAACTTCGTTAAAAGGTTTGGGAAGTAAAGCGATTGAACAGATTATTAACAATCGCCCTTTTAACACAATAGAAGAGCTTTTATTTAATGAAGAGATTATTTATTCTAAATTAAACAAAAAAGCTCTTGATGCTCTAACAAGAAGCGGTGCTGTTGGTAGCCTAGTCGACGAACGCTTTTCTGGCCTCAAACACTTTTGGTCAGCCGTTGTCGTTGATAGGCCAAAAAGCCTCAAAAAGCTCAATGAAAATGTTGAGCTTTTTAAACCAGAGGGAAACTTCTCTAGTGAAGAAATGATTGAAAACTTGGTATCATTAACTGGAGTGTTTCCAATGAACCTAGTGCTAAATGAAAGTGTCGTACAACAATTAAATGAATATTATATACCGCCTTTGGGAGAATGGGACAATGATCTTGGGGTTGCTTGGTTCGTCCCAAGAGAAGTGATTGAAAAGAAAACCAAAAATGGCAGTACCTACTGGATAGTGAGAGTTATCGATGACACTTCAGCAACCAACAGTATTAAATGTTGGGGGGTCAACTCAAAGAAAGATAAAATACACCTAAATCAGCCGTATATGGCTAGATTAGATTACGATCAAAATTGGGGCTTCAGTACGAGGTCAATTAAACACAATTTTAGACTTTTAAATCAAGGAGGATAAGATGAACATCAAAGTTTTTAGGATTAGAAAAGAGGCCAAACTGCCCACTAGAGCATATAATTCTGACGCGGGGATGGATTTGTATTATTGTCCAAACGGAGACAAAAAACTATATAATTGGACACAAAATTATCACATGCCGCCGCACTCTTCACGATTAATACCTACAGGAATAAAAGTAGAAGTACCTTATGGACACATGCTAGAGGTTAAAAATAAATCTGGGATTGCTTCTAAACGTCAATTAATTGTTGGCGCCTGCGTAATAGATCCGGGATACAATGGCGAAGTATATATCAATCTGCACAATATTGGGCAGAAGACACAAGTAGTTAAACCCGGCGACAAAATCGCGCAGGCCGTTTTGATTCCCATTGTGCACTGTGGAATTATGGAAGTGACCGAAGATAATTTGAACGAAGACACACTTCGAGGTACCGGCGCCTTCGGGTCCACGGGGAACAGATAATGACCCCTTCTTGTTCCTGGTTGCAAACAAAAATATTCATAATTTCTAGCTTGATATTCATGCTTGTATATTACATGATAGGAGACGAAAAATAATATGTCATCGTTAAAAAGAAAATTATCTAGAAAAAAAGTAAGCAAGGCAAAAAAAGAAGCTGAAAAAGAAATGGCAGCTAAAGTTGCATTATTTGGAAAACTTCCTGATAAATGCTTGACTTGCAGCGAATTATTTGATAAAACTAATAAAGAAATGGTTACGACGTGGAGCGTTGTCGTACGTCAAAAAGAAGATATAGTGCGGTTGTATTGTCCAACCTGTTGGAAAAAGGCTCTTCAAATCATTGAAGACTTTAAAGAGCATCTTAAGGAAAAAAATGAATGATGATAACATAAACCACCCGAAACATTATAATATTAATTGGCAAGGTGAAAAAGCAATAGAAACGTATGATTATATTAATTCATGGAGAATGGGATACGCCGAGGGAAATATCATTAAATATGTTTCTAGACACAAATATAAAGGCAAAGCTTTGCAAGATTTAAAAAAAGCACGTTGGTACATTGATAAACTTATTGAAGAATTAGAAAATGAAAATCGGTGATAAATGAGCGTTATATTGCGACACATGAAATTTCCTTTTATGATTATATATAAAGACCCCCAAAAGAATTGGGATAATATCGTGAAGGATCACCTTATTGAAGAAATAAAAAATGATGGGTTTGATAACTTTACAGTGCTAGACTGGAAAAAAGCTACTTCCTTTTTGGGAATTTCCACCCCCAAAAAGAAAAAAAGAGGAAAGAAGATATGATGGGCCGCGACAATCAATGAAAATCGGTGATTTGATAAAACATAAGAAAGTTGGAAGGACCGGCATGATAGTGGACATTTTTACGTTTGATCACCGGTGGGAAAAATATGCAAAAGTTTTATTTTCAGGTGAGTTGACTACATCAACAGCACCCCTTAAAATATTAAAAGAGAATTGGGAGGTTATTAGTGAGATTTAAAGAAGTTTTAACATACGACGATGTGTTATTGGTGCCTCAATACTCAGATATTGAAAGCAGGAGAGAAGTTGATATTGGAAATGAACTACACGAAAAAATATATTTAGAGTTGCCAATCATTTCTTCCCCCATGGACACAGTTACAGAATCAACCATGGCTTTGGCCATGAACGATGCAGGTGGCCTAGGAATAATTCATCGATATAATTCAATTGAAGAACAGGTAGGACAAGTAAAAAAAATAAAGAAAACACTAGGTGGCTGGGCAAGTGAGAAATCCTTTTTCTTGGCTGCAGCAGTTGGAATGACTGGTGATTATCGCGAACGAGCATCGGAATTAATTTCTTACGGCGCAAAAGTAATTTGCATTGATGTTGCACATGGACACCATATATTAATGAAAAAGGCAATACAAACTTTAAAAAAAGATTATGAAAAAGATATTCATATTATGGCTGGCAACATAGCAACGCTACAGGGATTTAATGATTTGGCAGATTGGGGGGCCGATAGCATACGTTGCAACATCGGCGGCGGCTCAATCTGTTCTACCAGGGTTCAAACTGGCCACGGTATTCCTGGTTTACAAACTATTCTTGAGTGTTCGAGGTCAGACCGCAACGCGAAAATCATTGCCGATGGCGGCATCCGTTTTTCTGGTGATATTGTTAAAGCAATTGCAGCAGGAGCCGATTTCGTAATGCTTGGTTCGTTGTTGGCAGGAACAGATGAATCTCCTGGAAATACAATTGTTAGCAAATTAAGTATAAAAAGAAAAGTTTATAGAGGAATGGCTAGCAAAGAAGCACAATTTGATTGGAAAGGAGAACACTCTTCAAATGAGGGCATATCCACAACGGTTCCATACAGAGGCCGAGTTAAAAATGTCTTAAAGGATCTTAGAGATGGAATTGTTTCTGGATTTTCTTATTCCGGAGCACGGACGATCGAAGAATTGCAGGCAACTGCTAAGTTCATTAGGCAAACGAATGCGGGCCTGGATGAAGGCAAAACTCATATATTGAGGCGGCATTAATGCCAGAATATGGAAATATAACAAAACAAATTTGTTTTGACAGCTTAGATAAAACTCATGCAGATTTAAAAATACGTTTGCACTATGATGATATTAAAATAAAAGAATTTTTTAATAAAATTGTAACTGGATACTTAGAAAAAAATGAATACATTATGAATTTTATTGAAGAACTCAAAGAAAAAAAGCAATTATCACAAAAGAAGCGAAATAAAATTAATCGCTCAAGCGCAAAGGCAAAAGAGACCGAAAGAAAATTTGCGCTAGATAAATCTGAGATCGAAAATATATTTGATATAATAGAAAAGGAGCAAGGTGTATGAATAAGTGTGCTATGGAGTGTATTATGAACAACAATCAGTGCAGCGAGGAGGGTTGTCGCATGTGGATTGAATATAAAGAAGACTTAAATTGTACTTTGATAGCGGTGCACAACAACAAAGGCTCCATGAGTTTAGAGGAAGTTTCTAAAAGGTTTGGCTTAAGCATTGTGAGAATTAAACAGATACAAGATAAAGCTTTACAAAAATTAAGAAAAAATAATCCGTTATTGAAATGAAATACTATTTAATAATGTAGAAACGCCTATTTTAAGGAGAGGTATAATGAGTGATAACAAAAAGCAACTTTTAAATGAATCAACAGTGCGTCGTTTTATGGGTTTGGCAGGCATTGGTGCACTGTCCAATAACTTTGTTGATGAAAAACGACTTACCGAGGAAACGATAGAGATACCCGATGTCCCCGATGTCGAGGACGCTACAGATGTTGAGCCCGTCATGACCGAGCAAGAAGAAGATGAGATGCCGCCGATGCCAGGCGAAATGGCGGAACCCGGCCTTGAAGATGAAATGCCTTTGCCAGATGAAGAAATGGAAATGGAAGAAGAAGGGGAAGTGGAAGACGTTGATCTCTCCATGGAAGAGGCTGAAGTACTTATTTCTCTCGGTAGAAAACTAGAAGGCGAGTTAGAGGGCGAAGAAGCTGAACTAGAAGGAGAAGAACTGATGCCCCCAGAAGCCGAAGCTGCCGAAGCGGGATTGCCACCTAGTCCTGAAACTGCCATGGCCGAAGCTCTTATCAAAAAACTTACCTCGCGAGTTTCTAATCGAATAAAAAAAGAATATGTTGTCAACGAGGTAATGAAACGAGTTGCTGGTCGCCTTAAAGGGGCAACAAGTGCAAAAAGAAGAAAGAAATAAAAAAAGTTTTAAGTTTAAACTTCTTAACGTACAACCAACTCGGCCATTGTCGCAATGGGCATGTCCACTACAAGAAAATCAAGAAAAAATAGTTGACAAAGTAACAGATATTCTGATAAAATATTTATCAGATAGATGATAAAACAACAATAGGAGTTTTCATGGCTGAATTATTATGGTTTCTAGGCGGCGCTCTGGTCTATCAAATGTTGATTAAAGTGCTTAGAATTTCTCAACTCTATGTGCTTTTTCAAGAAATCCACGCACACACATTGCTGATGCTCGACAGCGCTTCTCAAGATTTGGAAACCGCAGTGCAATTAAAAATGGAAACATTAGAAGCTTCTGCTGTTGAACAAGACCAAGTTAAATTAATTAACCATGCAGATAAACAAGCTGTCGAAACTTGGCGCACCACAACAGTTATTAAAATACAACAATTTGTTCCAAACGTTTTTAAATCTGCAATTAAATATGATAATTGGAATGAAATGAAAAAGTATCTTCGTGATATACTTAAATCATGAAGGAAAGTAACAAAGCGATCTTAGATTGGTTAAAAGATGAAGGCGCCATATCTATAGACGACAATCTAATCATAGCAGAAAAAGCATTTTTTGTAAATTCAGTTGTCAAATGGTCCAAGGAACAAGTCGAAGGAGGAACGATGAAAAAACCACAGATTGACAACTGCATGTTTATTTTAAGAAGATTTTTAAAAGGAAAGCTTGACCTTTGCTGGGATAATGGTATAATTAAAGTACAGGAAATCTCTTCCAAAAGGAGCAAAAAATGCAAGCAATAGCATGGCGAGTACAAACCGAAGATAAAGAAAAATTTAGTTATCGACTTCAAATCGATGGCATCAGGGGAATTCGGGCACAGAATCGAATCCTAAAAATCGTAGAACAATGGAATCCTTCGGGCGAAGGGTATTGTCCTAGAAACAATGAAGCTATACTATTTTTTACACGGACTTTTGAAACGGTTCAATCTTGGATAAAGTGGGCAAAACAATATCCTTATGAGCTTATAGAGATAAAAAAAGATGGTACACCAAAGCCCATTAAATTAGGTGCAGCGGCGCGCAAGCGGAAAAAAGGCACAAAAAGATCTTAAAAGGATTTTAAAATGTTCAATTGGCTTTTGACCATAATTAATAAACGTTTATCGAAAAAATATGGTTGGCAGCCGATATGGTTTTTAAGAAAAAGATTTGATAAAGTTTTAATTAAAAGAATTAAAGCATTTCAAAGAAAGAACAAACTATTTCCAAGCGGGATTTGTGGGAAAAAAACATATCGCCTTGTCTTATTAAAAGTCTTGCTGGGTATTAAACAAAGAAAACACTAATTATGACATGGTAGATATAAACAAATTAATTTCAAAGCATTATGTGAATTCAAGCACTTTTCTAAAAATGATTCAAGAGCAACTTCATGATACAAGGGAGCGTTTGTTTGAAAAAGCTGCTCCACCCGAAACAGAAGTTGAGGAAGAAATAGGGCGTGATATTGTTTTAAAATTTACGCGATTGAGGCTTTCAGAAAAGATGTGGGGCAAAGAAGGTACAGAAGATCGAGCTATTATAGAAAACATAATGTCTAAAATTATAGCTAAAGGTGACACTTTAAAAGATAAAATACGCATTCTTAGCAATTTTATTGATAGCCCCCCACAAACAAATGATATATCTGAAATTTTAAGTCACATTGTTTTCCTTGACACACTGACCAATATCATGGTCCACTTTAATGCATCTGCTGCTGGTTTTACTTTTGAAGGTTTTTTGGCTGCTTTGTTGGGAGGTAGACAAATCGGTGTTGCTGAAGGTGCTGGAGTCCAAGACCTTATCAATAATGATAAAATGCCAATTAGTTTGAAACTTCTTACGGGCGAAGGTGGAGAAGGCAAGGCTTCTGTTGAGGGTAGCTTTAGAGATTTGTGTGATCATTTCATTGATCCAGGCGGGCTTAGACAAGATCCAGAAAGCGGACATTATCTTGGGGGAACTGCTGGTGCAGACGGTCATATGACTTATGTGGTGGCCTTAAAATCATTCAGGGAGAAAGAAGTTCAACAAGCCCTAGAGGGTGAAGAAGCTCAAATAATAAACTTTTATCAATTTGATTTTAATGCTTATAATTTCTTGGATTCAATGCGATCCAATCCAAATAACATGAAATTGCTTTTACTACCAGAAGATTTAGCTAATGACCCTCGAAATGATGCCCCAACGACCGAGGTAGAAGCTGGAGAGCAAGATTTATTGAATCTCATTAATGCTGACGATTATGATGCGTTAAAAGCCCCAGATAAACAGAAACTTATGATTCTTATTAACAAATATGATGCTGACACTGTGACGGATCTTTTTTCAAAAATGGACTTTGAAATTGATCCTAAAAACACAAAGTACAAAACTTTAGTTTGGAAAGATACAAGAAAAGGATTTGATAGACCAAGAACAGACGCAAAGAAACAATTACCATGGGAACCACAAAAAGGTTCTGAAAAGTTAAAAGCTGTTGGCCCTATAAAACATGACACATATTTGGACGTTGCAACTTCTATTGGAATGTTAGAACAAGCATTGGCAGAAAGCCCAGAGAAATTTTGGGGTTACATTGCACGAACATTAGGCTATGTTCAAGGTGCTAGCGGTGTAACACAGTTTCATATAGCCCGAGCGTATTATTCTAGAAAAAGCTATGATACACACGGTATGGGCTGGATTGGTGGAATTCCTATTGGTCGAGCAGCAGTTAACACACTGGCTCAAGCATATGTTGATGTACTTAATCAAGAAATCTTTGATTTATTTGAAAAAGTTGAAACTTTAACTAATCAAATTAATGGATATTTTGTTGGCGGAGACAAGACACAAGGTCTTGCAGCCGCTGGAACTGCTAATGAAATTGAAACAGGTACACGAGAGTACGTTGAAAAAGCTGAAGAAATTGAAAATCCCTAGTTAAAATATTAAATTTAAATGTTATAATATAATCAAACAAAGAGGTTAATGTGAGCAAAAAATATGAATCTAATTTAGAACTTCACAATAAAATTCTTAAAGGTGTAAAAACACTCACTGACAATGTAGCATCAACATTAGGCCCAAGAGGTAGAAACGTTATCCTTTGTAAAAAAGGCCAAAGACCTGTCGTCACTAAAGACGGGGTATCAGTTGCTAAATTTATAGAATTTGATGATCCATTTGAAAATGTTGGCGCGCAAATTATCAAACAAGCTGCTGCAAAAACTAATGCAGAAACAGGAGATGGCACAACGACATCTACTGTACTGGCAAACGCCATATTTGAAAAAGCACAAAAGTATTTAATTGCTGGCGCGCCACCAATAGAATTAAAAAGAGGAATTGATAAGGCAGTAATTGAAATTGTTAAAAATTTAAAGGAAATGTCAAAACCAATTTCTTCTGAAGAAGACATTGCACATATTGCTACAATTTCTGCCAATGGCGATAAAACAATTGGAAAGCTCATCGCAACGGCAGTTGATCTAGCTGGAAAAGATGGCTCAATTACCATTGAAGAGGCTCGCTCAATTGAAACCAGCTTAGACATTGTAGAAGGCTTTCGCTTCGATTCTGGCTATTTAGCCTCCGCTTTTATCACAGATGAAAAACGTGGCGCTGTAAAATATGAAGATCCTTTGATTTTAGTAACGGACGAAAAGATTGAAACTGTTGATGAAATGATGCCAGTCTTGGAATTGATTTCTAGAGAAACAAGACCGGCCATTATTGTTGCAGATAACATTGACGGACAAGCACTTGCAGCACTCATTATGAATGCCGTTCGCGGTACGCTCCGTATTGCAGCGGTAAAAGCTCCTCGCTATGGAGAAGAAAGAAGAAATATTTTAAGGGATTTGGCACTCTCTGTCGGCGCAACTTTCATTACACGATCTGATGACTTAAGATTGCGAGACATGAAATTAACAGATTTTGGCACAGCAAAAACATTTGAATGTTCTAAAAACGAAACAACAATAGCCGGTGGCCGCGGAAAGTTAGAAGATGTTGAAAAAAGAATTGAAGCTTTAAAAGTTGAATTAGAACAAACTGAAGATATGTACGAGTGCGAGAAGATCCAAGACAGAATTACACGATTGGCTAGTGGCATCGCAGTAATCAGAGTTGGCGCAGCAACAGAAATTGAAATGATAGAGAAGAGACACCGAATTGAAGATGCGCTAGAAGCAGTTAAGGCAGCACAACAAGAAGGAGTTGTACCAGGTGGAGGTGTTGCTTTAATCCGCGCAAGTAAAAACCTAAGTGTTGAGACAGACAATGAAGATCAAAAACTAGGAGTTAAAATAGTTTTAGAAGCAGTAAAAGCACCACTGCAACAAATGACCGTTAACGCAGGAGAATCACCAGATTTAATTTTATCTACTGTGGAAAATCAAGAAAATTCTTTTGGCGTGGATTTCATCTCTGGTGATGAAATTAACATGCTAGAACAGGGAGTTATAGATCCGGTAAAGGTGACGCGATGTGCTTTACAAAACGCAGCATCGGTTGCGTCAATTTTAATTACGACAAACCATGCTGTTATTGAAGTTTAGTCACTATTTATAAGTGAACGGGGGGGGAGCTTTCGATGCCTGAAAATTCTGCAGTTGCATTCGCTGAGATGTCCGGAAAGTTTGATCAAATAATGGATAAAATAGAAACAGTCAAAGAAAAACAAGATGAGATGGCTGCGGACATTGGGCAAATTAAAGAGGCGGTCTATAATCCAGACCAAGGATTATATGCTAGACTTCGTGAATTAGAATCTTGGAAAGACACCTCTTCTCGACTTATTTGGATTATCATCACTGCCATTGTTGGCTTAACTTCTGCTACAGTATATAAAATAATTTTTTAAAAAAGTGTTGACAAGGGCAATTCTTTGTGTTAGTCTATACTTAGAGGAATTTTATGAATGAAAACAGAGTCAGCATTACCCATTCGGTTGAATTTACAAAAGTACCAGAGGCGGTAAGCGATTTAATAAATAAAGTATACAATTCAGATTATCTTTCATTGTCTAAAGATTTCGATGAGCTATTAGCCTATTTAAATAAGCAAAATGAAAAACGAGCTATTGAAAAAATCGAAGGCATACGAAAAAAACTAATGAATATTGACTTTTGTATGAGTGATAGTAGCGGTATACTTTCATCGTACCAAGCGTATCTAATTGGAACCAAAGAGGATGATGATGGCACCAAATCCGTATGATTTAGTTTATTATCCAGCCGGAACAATGCTGATACAATACAACAAAGAAGTTGAGGATATTGAAATTGATCCTCGAAAAACATATATTGGACCTTCTCCGATAAAGTATAAGAAATTAGAAAAGCCTATAAATGTTATTATACTAGAAAAAGTTTCTAGGGATAACTATTCAAAAATTTGGTTTGAAGGAGAAGAATGGTATGTTAAGGAGTAAAAAATATGATTAAGTTAGTTGAAATTTGTGAATCGCTAAATGCTGCGGTCGCCTCACAGAAATCTTATATTTTAAGAGAAATATATGTAAACCCAAAGCACATAATTTCGCTGAGAGAAGAAAACTCTTATAAACAAAAATTAGCTGAAGGTAAACTACCAAACAATCTAGATTCAAGGCAATGTTTTACAAGAGTCACTTTGGACAAAGGTCATACTGGTCTAGACGTTGTAGTAGTTGGCGCGCCAAGTCTCATTGAATCTAAGCTTAGTGAAGGGAAAAGAGAGTTACTACATGGATGAGCACTACACAATCTGGATTAAAACTGATTGTCCTTTTTGTGTTAGTGCAAAAGACGAACTTTTTAGACAAAAAGTCGACCACACCATCAACATTATGGATACAAAACCAGAAGCCCTTGATAAATTAAAAAAATTATGGACCCACTCCACAGTCCCAATTATTGTTTACCGCGATAAGGTAGTAGAAGCTTTAATTGGCGGCTCCACCGACTTAAAAAAATGGTTTGATGAGAGAAACAATGATTGAATGTACTTTAGCGAATATGGAAAGATCCTTTTTAAACACAAATAAAACAAAAAATGGTCTATACTCCAGTTGTATGTTTTATGGGGTCAAGGGATTTGGCAGTAAGGTGTGGGTTGTTATAGTTAATATTGATTTAGATTATGACAAGCATGACTCGGAAGGAAAAAGCCTAGAAGAAATTGCAAAGGAATGTGTAGAATATTTGAACACTCCACCTAAAAGCAAATATGGTAAACGAAGAAAGCGAAAGCCCACATATGGCTCATTTCACGATGAACCATATAGAGCCTATTTAAAAGAGAAAAACAGTAAAAAATATATACAGGCCCTGTTGCTTGTCAGCGACAGAAAAAGAAGTTGTTTTTGGGGTGCAGGCGAAAAGTTGTCTCTAAAAAGATGAGCAATAAAGAAATTGCATATTCGATTTCTGAAAATGAATATATTGACTACATGAACAAACTTTATCTGGACCAGCAGGCTGTCAATAATTTGCTTTTCGATGAGCCTTCTTCGTCTGGCAATGTGACCACTAAAGCTTTACTGTGTGAACACTACACTACTTGTTATTATTTTGACCGATTCTTAGAGGAGCTAGAAGATACTTTTGTCGCTGAAGATGGAATGTTTTACTTAGATGACAAGCAAGCCATACGTGTTACATTTTTATTATTTACTCTGGCACAGACTAAGGAAGAGTTGCTAAAAAATACGGTTTCATTATCTTTCCACTAATTAATTTTAGGGGGACAAAGGAATGAAAATGTTTTTAACCTTAATTATTTTTATTTTATTTTCTAGCATGGCCTTTGCCAAACCACCAAGCGAAAAACGCTCAAAATTCTACGACTTCAATGAACAACTTATCAATGGCGAAATAAAAAAACCAACTGCGTTGTACACTAGTGCACGCGAAAAAGTAAGATTTGATCGTCTGCTGAGTTTGAAAAAATCTTTCTTGTCTAACCTCTTTAGGACACACAAGATGAAGATTTTTAAGTGATTATTATTAAATAAAATATATTTTTTTTCTTTTTTAAATATTTGAACCATATGTATTAATAGAGGTGCGTAATTCAATGCGCACTTTACCAAAAAATTAAAGCAATTTAAGACTTGGAGCACCATTTACTGGATTAGTTTACGCGGAGAAGAAGTAAGTGTCGAATGGGACAAAAGCCAAATATCTCACCTTTTTTATTTTTTTTAATTTCATATCATATTTCAGCATTCAACTACTTTTCACGGCCAGTAAATATAATTTTATAACAAGCTTTGATCACGTAATCCCATTCATTCCAGAGTTCGTTTGGATTTATCACACTCTAATTCCAGTGATTCTCATAACAATGTTCAGCCTCATAAGTAAGAAAAAAGTATTTTTATCTGCATTTGCAGCCTTTATGATTGCTACAATCACACTAAGTGTATTTTATGTTCTACTTCCTTCTTTTTATCCACGCGAATCTTTTGTTGACCTTTCATCCGTTTCTGGCTGGCTGCTTGAATTGACTCGAACCGTCGATGGGGCAAATAATACTTTTCCATCCGGCCACGTAACATTTTCATGGCTTCTAGCTTTTGTTGTTAGTTTGACACAATATGCAAAAAGCCGACCGTGGATTAAGACAGCTTATTATATTTGGGCAATTTTAATTACTATTTCAACGCTAGCTCTGAAACAACATTTTATAGTAGATGTTCTATCTGGTGTGTTGTTGGCTACTACGTGTTATTATTTGTCTAAAAAAATTACCTTTAAACGACTGCTAATAGCTAATTAGTATATGACCTTGACATACCCCGAGGAAATAAAACTCAACGACAACAAACGTATAATCAACAAGGTATTAAAAAAAAGAATCTCCCTAAAAATAAATAATTTTTCTTTACAAGAAGACTTTGTAAATGACTGTTCTTGCGTGTCTTTTGTGTTAAAATGCAACGGCAATAAAGAACAGCAAACACTTGATATTTCTAATAAAGGCTCTGGGGTGATTGATGCCGTGTACACGGGAGTATTAGAAAAGTTTAAGGACAGGTACATTTCATTGCAAGAGGTGGTGTTGCATGATTTTATAGTTACAGTTGACTTTAAGGGAAGCAAAACAATATTAAATACCGATGCTCCGGTAGAAGTAAAAATTGCGTTGTTAGGTACTTCATCGGCAAGAAATAAATTATATTTTAAGGCAAAGTCTAATTCTCTTGTAAAGTCTGGTATAATGGCGGTTTGTAAAGCTATGGAATACTTAATTAATTCAGAATTAGCAGCCATACAATTATACAAAGACATACAATCTGCAAACAAACGACAAAGAACAGACTTACAAGACGTTTATGTCTCTCAGCTTTCAGCATTAGTAGAATTCGTTTCATATGCGGAAGTCATAGAAAGGAGCAAATAAATTATTTTTTTTATTGACAAAGTGGTTAAAATAGGTTACATTGGTTATGTGAAAAGTGCTAGTTTTATCAAAAAAGGCTTGACAAGTTAAGCCCAATATACTATAATACGAATAGGATAGTGATGGAGAACAAAATGGTTGACAAAATTATTCAATATGAAAATGGCGAGATGAATGACGAAGAAGTAATATCATTTTTTCAAGAACTTATTGATTCTGATTTAGCATGGAAGCTTCAAGGTCACTATGGTCGTACTGCAAAATTTCTTATAGAAGAGGGACAATGTGTGCCGCGTCGGTGATATAGTCAGTTATGATGGAAATATATGGGACGATGTTATTGGCATCGTGTTAGAAATCAAAGGGCGAAAATGGGTAAAAGTACGATGGGCAGATGGTGTTATCCACGATGAACACATAAAGGACTTAAAAATAGTTTCGAGAAGTCGATAATTTACATAACATTGATTAAACCTTCAATGATGCTCCTGAAGAAAAATAAATTTTAGTTAAAAGGCATCTGGTAATGTGGCGCGACGAGGACAGCGGCTCGACTTCTCTAATTTCAACATAAGGAAAATATGAAAAAACACAATGATAAAATTGTTTGTAAAGATGGATTTGTAATGAGCGTACAAGCAAACGAAGGCGCATATTGCAGTCCACGAGTTGACGACGCAGCAGAATATACCGCAGTCGAAGTTGGTTATCCAAGCGAGTGCGAATCTTTATTACTGGAATGGGCCGAGGATGCAACTGCTCCAACGGATACAGTTTACGGGTGGGTGCCTGCTTCAAGAATCTCTTTGGTGTGTGCTAAACACGGCGGTGTTATTTCTGGCGAATTGCCACCAGGCATCCCCTTACTTGAGGTGGACAATGAAAGTCGGTGACATGGTTGAACTTTCTGCTGCTGGGCGAAATACAATGTATTGTCGGAGCATGCGAGGAAAAACCGGGATAGTTGTTGAGATACGCTCGAAAAAAAAGTACATGTATCCTATTGTTGTAAACTGGATTGGCGTGGGAAATGTAGGACTGTTAAGAAATAGTTTAAAATTCGTTTCTAAGGCTCAACGATGAAAATACGACTCAAGAAAAAAAGACTAATTATTTCAATAATTTGGGTCGTAACCGCTTTTGCCTGTGCTCACTTTCTTGCCAAATTATTTCTATAAAAAGTTCTTGACAAGTAGCTTCAAATTTGAGATAATAGTTATAGATGATGGACAAGGGAAAAAATATGCTCAAAAGGTTTGAAAGCGCAAATCGCAACGGGAGTCTTCTTTCCCAATGGGAAAAAGGTTTTATTGAAAGCTTGACTGAGCAGTTTAATAAACGTGGTCGTCTTTCACCCAAACAGATTGAAATATTTGAGCGCATTGAAACGCAAAAACTATCCAAGACGGCACAAGAAGCTAGCCAGAAATGGGCTGCAAGCTACGATGATGAAAAACGACGGATTGCTTTAATTTGCGCGAAATATTACCTCACAGCCGGATACTTTACTGCTCTGGCAATGAACATCGTCGAGGATGCGTCTTTTGTGCCTTCCGAGAAGGCATGGAAGAAAATGTGCCAAAACAAGTACGCCTTGAAAGTTGTCGCAGCTTACGACGCTGCTCCTAAGTATGCTGTCGGCTCTGTTGTAAGATTCCGTGCAACTGCCGATTGGGTCATGAAAATTAAAGCTAACGATATGCCGTGCGTAGTCATATCTTCTGGTGGGTATGTTCTTAACGCTGCTAAGGGCGCGAAACCATACAAAGTTTTACCATACGGCTCAGTTCAAATGATTGAATGTGAAGAACGTCATATTAAAAAGGGTAAGAAAAACCTAAAGAAAACAAAGAAAACGGACACTTACGATGACGTCCCATTCTAAAGCGCCAAAAGTGGGCGACTTAGTTTCCTGGGTCGAAGACGTTGGAATTGTTGAAGAAACTCGCGGCACAGATATAAAAGTACTCTGGCAAGTACCTATCAAAAACGGATTCGATGACATTAAAATCTGTTGGGTGGCGTGTCGCAGCGTAGAAATACTTTCGAGAGCATAAAAAAACAAAATACTTCTTGACATTTCTGTCAAAATTTGAGATAATATAATAGAACCTAGTCGAAAAGGAAGAAAAAATGAGTTGGGATGGAACTGTTAGGTGTTCGCATTGTTACACTAAGGGTCACAACCGTGCAAGTTGTCCAGAATTGAAAGAACGTATGGAGTCACGCCTCAAAGATAATCCAGACGACTGGCGCGCCAAAGAATATTTTGAAAAGAAAAGTCGCCGCAGTAACCGCACGTGCGGCTATTGTAAAAGAACTGGTCACAACCGCAAAACGTGTTCCGAGACAAAGAAAGATAAACAACGGTTCATTGAAAAAAATGTGGAAATTCGCGAAGAAGCATTAAGTTGGCTCAAAGAGGCTGGACTTGGCGTTGGTACACTTGTCAAATATAGTTACTGGTCTCGTGTACACTACGAGACACGGCAAGCCCTTGGACTAGTAAAAAATATTCGATGGGATAACATTAAGGCGCAAATTGGTCGTCCTGACAGCACATTTTCTAATTCGACTATATCATTTTTGGATTGTGTACCAGTGGATTCTATGGACATAAACGAACTTAGCACCCACTACACCGCTGCGTTGGAAATTGTAAGCACTATTCCAAGTCAGTTAGTTACAGCACAAGTGCCACATGGTTGGTTAGCCAGTACTGATGAACCAACTTTGAAAAATATTGAAGAGACGCTGAAAGAAGACGATATGCGATACACTCGCGAGTGTATTCTAGGAATCAGCGCTTATTAATAAAAAAACAAAATACTTCTTGACATTTCTGTCAAAATTTGAGATAATATATATAGAAACAATCGAAAAGGGATAGTTATAGTATGGCAATCGATTTTAAAAGCTTTCTTCAGTGCGCTCCTCACGTCATTAACGTTCGCAAACCTATTCTGATTCGCGGTCGTCATGGCGTTGGCAAGAGCGAGGTTGTTTACCAGATTGCCGAGCAAATGCAATTGCCCGTCGTCGAACGACGAGCATCTCAGATGACTGAAGGCGACCTCCTTGGCATGCCTTCGCCTGAAATGGTTGAGATTAACGGTGAACAAGCATCTGTTTTTCGACCGTTTTCGTGGTTCCTTCAAGCATGCACCGAGCCTGTAGTCTTATTCTTGGATGAGGTCGATCGTGCTACTACTGAGGTACGCCAAGGCATCTTCGAGTTGACTGATTCACGTAAGCTTGCAGGATGGTCCTTGCATGCTGGCACTATTGTTGTTGCTGCTGTCAATGGTGGTGAGCATGGCGACCAATACCAAGTTAATGAAATGGACCCTGCGGAGCTTGACCGTTATACTGTGTTTGACGTAGAACCTTCTGTCGAAGATTGGTTGGGTTGGGCAAAAGACAACGTTGAAGGTATTATTTGGGACTTCATTAGTCATAACCGTGCCCATTTGGAGCATGCGAGTGATTACGAACCCAACAAGATTTATCCATCTCGTCGTTCTTGGAAACGTCTAAACGATTGTCTCGTTGCTGCTTGTTTGTTGGAAGAGGCTTCTCCGGTTCTTTTCAACCTCGCAACGGCATTCGTCGGTTTTGAGGCAGCGGTTTCGTTAAATGATTTTATAAAGAATTACGAACGTCAAGTAACGGTCGAAGATATTCTCGTTAAAGGCGACATTGACAAGACTAACACCTTTGACATTAACGAACACAATGCTTTGGTTGAAAAAATGGAGGCCACTGAAATTTTCAGCGAGGTACTAGAGGCCGCGCAGATTCAGAACCTTGCTAACTACTTCGTCTCGTTGCCTAGTGAGTGCGCTATGAAATTGTGGACGGTTCTGGGAACGGGTGCCTTGGATAATACTACTGCGCTTCACCAGTCTTCGTCTCAAGACGGCAAGACAATTGCTAGTCACATGGTTGAGCTTCTCACTGGGAATGTAGCAGAATAAACATTATTCTGGAGACAAAAGATGGAACAACAAAAAAGTTGTTCCATCTCCATTTTCTTCTTGACAAATCGCGCGCTATATGAGATAATATACCTATGATTGAGACAAAGAAAACTTTCGACTTGAACATGCACGTTGCGCGACTCCTTATGGATGAGCCCTTCTTTGCGGCTCTTTCACGTCGCATTAACAAGGTGTCGTCCACCTTGTTGCCAACTGCTGGTGTACGTGTCAATCCTGATACAGCACAATTCGAGATGCTCTACAATCCTGAATTCTTTTTGAAGCTGAACGATGCTGCGCGGAAAGATGTTCTAAAGCACGAGTTTTATCACTTGGTCTTTGAGCATGTTACTAGCCGCAAACCAGAAGGCATTAACCCGCTTACTTGGAATTTCGCCACAGACCTTGCAATTAATTCGCACCTGAAGAATCTTCCTGGAGGTTGCCTAAAGCCAGGGCAAGCCCCCTTTGCTGATTTTCAATCAGGTCTTTCCGCTGAAGCATATTTGAGCCTTCTTCAGAAAAAACAGGAAGACGAAGACAAAGGAAAAGATAATAATTCTGACGATGGCGAGAAAAGCGACGAAAAAGATGGTGGTTCTGGTAATAGTGCAGAAGGCAACGAAAATGGAGAGGGTTTTGACAACGGTCAATTTGATTCTCATGAAGGTTGGGGCACTGCTGATTCTACCACTGAGGAGATTGCAAAAGAGCGCCTGAAGGAATTTATTAAAAAAGCAGCAGAAGAAGCAAACAAAAGTAATAATGGTTGGGGCAGCATACCTGCTAATTGTCGGCGCAACATTATTGACCGATTGAAAACCCACGTAGACTGGAAAAAGGTTTTGCGATATTTTGTTAAGACAAGTACGCGCGCCAATAAGCGAAACACTGTCAAGCGTTTGAATAAACGCTATGCTTACATTCATGCTGGCAGCAAAGTGACTCGCCGCGCCAATATTGCTATTAGTATTGACCAGTCTGGCTCCGTTGACGACGAGATGCTGAAGGCGTTTTTCAGCGAGTTGAATAAGCTTGCAAAGCTTGCCTCTTTCACTGTCATTCCTTTCGACACACGAGTCGATGAATCTCTTGTTTATGAATGGAAACACGGTCAGAACCACAAAACAGAGCGTGTTATGTGCGGTGGAACGTGCTTCAATGCTCCGACTGAATACGTAAACAAACACGGTTTCGATGGTCACCTAATCTTGACAGACCTCATGGCACCGAAGCCCAAAGCATCGAAATGCCAACGCATGTGGATGACTACGAAGTACTATGCAAAACACCCGTACTTTAAAACCAATGAGCGTGTTTTGGCAATTGACGTGTAAAGAATGAAAATAATGTTTGACAAACACCTTAATATATGAGGAAACATGAACGATAGTACAAAAGATTGGTTGACAGCTATAACAATTGTGACAGGTGTTTACGGCGTAGTCATTGTTTTGCTGGCAATCGGCGCATTTTATTTGCTGCCGTATTAAAAAACTTCTTGACAAATCCCCCAAAATTTGAGATAATATATATAGTGGAGATGGAGGTTTAGCGACTTTCCTGACCCGCTCTTTGAAAATCCGCGAGTACCAGACTGGCATGTTCAGAATATACGCCGTAGGACTGAACCGGGTTGATACCCTGTTATTTAGTCAGAGCAGAATCGGTGGGAGTGGTATCCTACTGCGTGAGTGCAACTCTCACTACGGATGAAAGGCTCATGCTGACCTCGCGGATTTTCTTTTCTATTATCTACTGGAGTTAAAAACTTGGGATACAAGACTTAAAGATTGGCGACAAAGTTTTTGATAAAGACACACAACAGTGGGGAATCGTTACGGATATTCGCCCAACAACGTTTTGGGTGCTTTGGTCTGTGACCGGGAAAGTAATGGCAACTCCCTGGTTTTTGGCTGAAGAGGCATTAAGGACCGGTGACTGGAAAGTCAGCCCGCATCAAGAAATAACTTTAATCGACCCAAGAAAAAAACGAAAAACCTCTTGACAAACTCTCAAATATATGAGATAATATATATAGAATAATGGCAAAAGGAGCCAAAATGATTGCAATTGTTGTATCTGTATTTTCTGCTACGCTGCTTAGTGCAAGCGTATTTACTAACAAATCGACGTGGTGCTAAAATGAAACAAAACGATGTCCTAATGAAAAAGTGGTGTTTTGGTACAGGTCGAAGTAAAGTCCGTGAAGAAGCGGTTATGAACGAAAACGGCGAACTTCAAACCTACCGAACTTATCCCAAATACCGTACCATTGTTTTCAAAGTCGAGAAAGCCACAAAAAAAGACAACCAATGGCATGTCGAAGGTAAACAATATTCTTCTTTGAATGGCAAACCCAAGACAACCAAACTAGTTCTTAACGAAAAAGCTGGATTGTATCGGGTTGACGGTCAGAAGCGTCCATTTCTTCAAATTGAAAATCCCGGTCAGTTGACCGAAGAAGGTCTGCCGCCTGTTGGAAGTCTTATTACAGTAAACAAAAAACATGCTATCGTTACCGCAGTCGGACGAAATGAGTTGACCGTATTTGTCAACAACAAGATTCAAAAAATTGCTTGTCGTCCTGGCACAATTAAATGGCACTCCGACAAGATTCTCGCCAGCGCAGTAAAATGAAGGTAGGCGACTTGGTAAAAATCATAAAAGCAAGAATAGGCGTCCCCGCTGACTCAGTTGGGTTGATAATCGATTCTTTTCTGAGCGCACCCCGAAAGTGGCTGATTTACGAAATACAACTTTGTGGTGGCAAGCGTAACGGCAAAATAGTCAGACGCCTCGCAGAAGACTTGGAGACAATCAGTGCAAGTCGGTGATTTAGTGCAGCTTTTAGACGTGCACGGAAAACCAGAACCGTTAACAGGGATTATTACAGGGTTCACAAACGGCGGATTCAGAAAAGGACTAGTCAAAGTGCACTGGTCTAATGGGTTCAACCACCGCGATGCTGCATGGCAGTGGGGGCGATTGAAGGTGATAAATGCAAGTCGGTGATTTAGTGAAATATTCCTACCACAAAAAAGTAGGCACAGGTATTATTGTGGGCTTTGATAAAGAAAATGACCCCATAGTCAGGGATAATGCCTCTGGAGTTGTTTGTGCGTCATGGCGCAAAAAGGTGGAGGTTATCAGTGCAAGTCGGTGACCTAGTAACTTGGACGCAGCGTAACGAGCGACAAATTGGTATTATCGTTGCTGACCCAGATTTCGGGCACAAGGGTGCACAATCACAATGCTGGAGTGTGGTCCACAATGGAGAAATGACAATCGCACGAGAAGAATGGCTGAAGGTGATAAGTGCAAGTCGGTGATTTAGTTAAGTTGATTAACAACCCGTGCCAGCCGTTTGCCTCCGCGACCGGACACCCAAAAGACTTCGAGCGCGTTGGCCTAGTAATAAAGTTTACATGCCACGGCGAAAATGGACCGTTGGCCTCTGGTTGGGTCCAGTGGGCTGGCAACATGGATTGGGATTGCGAATTCATAGAGGATTTGGAGGTTATCAGTGCAACTAAATAAACAAATCGTTTGTAAGGATGGATTTTCTATGAGCGTACAAGCAAACCAAGGCGCGTATTGCTCACCGCGCGTCGATAGTGCTGAAAGATACACCGCAGTTGAAATTGGATATCCTAGCGAAAAAGAACCCTTATTGATACAC